GTTGACTGTTCCTGGTAGTAGCGGGAACTTCCTGCCAACTCTGTAAGAGAACTCAGCAGCGACGTCCATGGCAGTCCACTCATGCTCTGGTCGCTTTCCACGGGTTCGTGGATCATTCTTTCTGACCTTAGGCTGTGGCGCATCCCTGTCCTCAACAAGCCCAAAGCCTGCAAGATCTTCGCCATCGTCGTAGCCTTTCATTGGGATAAGGATTTCCCTTCGAATCTCTGATTCAGAATATTTTAATTTATTACTATTTGTAGTATTGCTACTAGGTACTAGTTGTATATCTGTAATATTACTATCTGAACTAATGATCACCTTATCAGGTGAGGATGGGTAATCTACCGTCAGTTCAGAATTTCCAGATGGGTAATCTGGCGTCAGTTCAGATGGGTAATCCACCGTCAGTTGGTAGATGTTCTTGCCCTTGTAGCCATTGGCTCTTCTGGTGTTGACCACGGTAAAAAAGCCCTTGGCTTCCAAGGCTTTAAGGGCATCTCTGACAGTTCGGTCACTGGATTTGCCAGTCTCACTACCCAACTCGGCTACAGAGGCCTGTAGACGGCCGTCAGAGCCCGAATTCAGGCACATATAGGCCAGGAGTCGGAACTGGTAATCGGTTATGTCGGCTGAATAAGCGCCCTCAGGGATTTTCACGGGCGCAGACTACTCCTCAAAGGGATCGACGTCATTGCGATCATCTAGTTGGTCGAGGTGGGCATTGACTTCCTCAGTCAAAAGGGTGACAACCTTGGAGGTGATGTAGCCAGCCAGCAGTTCGACTAGACCCATGAAGGTATCTTCGATGGCATCGAGGATCTCGTCCTCATCTATGTCCTCTGGGGCAGAGTCGACCTCGATGACATCCAGGCCATCGATGATGTTCCAAGTCTCGATGCCGTAATCCTCTACAGAGTGCAGGGCGGTGTGGGCTTCGGGACTGTCATCCCATGCGATGGCTAGTACGTCATCAGGGGTGTTGATCATCTTGATGACTTCCTTGATGGGGCTGTTGACCTTCGTGAAGTTCTTGGAGCCACTCAAGATGGCATTTGAGAACTCGCTGGATTCTGAGAAGTATGCATGGAACTCGACGTTATGGCGCTTGATGACGTTCCACACACTCTCAACAAAGACTTTGTTCTTAGTGATTGGAAAGAGCAGGAAAGCATCCTCGTACATAAGTACTAGTTCTTCTAAGCCAGCAGAGATGTCAATATCCTGAAAAGAAACTACAGAGATTCTCTTCATAGGCGTGGCAACTGTCGACGAGCCTCAAGTACTACAGGCTTGTTTAAGTAGCGATTGATCATTAGTGATAAGAATGCTGCAGAAGGTACAGTCACTATTAGTTTTAGATCCCAATATCCGAGAAGATAAAAGGCTCCAAGACTTAACGGCATAGGTAGCAGTTTGTTAAGGAGCGATTTATCTACGAGGATGTAGGTAACGAGGTCAAGGAATTCGATGGCATAGGTGACAGCCATTCCTATGAGGAGTACAGATATGAGTAGGTTAGCCATGGCCGCATACTACACGGTCAGGTTGTTGTACTCCACTGTGTCGTAGGTGCGGACACGCCAGAAGGTGTTGTTTGGCAGCCAGTCCGTGACCGTCTTGGCTAAGGTCAGCAACTTCAGATCCTTGTTTATGTATTGATAAGACGGGGAGTTGTTGGCTGTCCCTGACCACACGCACCCTGTGGCTGACGGCAGCGAGCCGTCGATGTAGTCCGTTGGGGCAAAGTGCGGAGTAATGGTTGGGTTAAATCTGAAGGTATTTTCGAACTGCACAGAGTCTATGTAGAAAGTTCCAGCGCCACCAGAGAATACGACCTCATAGGTGTCAGTAGTTGCAACGGCATCGGTGAGGTCTGTGCCGTAGATACGAGTCCAGTTAGTGAAAGTTCCCTGTGGGTATGGATCATTGTCAATGATGTTTCCACTGGCATCTCTACCAATAAATGTCAATAAGATATCTGCTGAAGTCTTTACGTATGCAGATCCTGTGTAGTACTTGCCAGGAAGGATGTTTACTTTGTTAGATGTGAATGTCCATGGTCCAGTAGCAATGATCTTTGCGCTCTTGGTTCCTGAGTACGACTGAGAAGGAACATCTGAAACAATGCTGACTGTAGCCGCACCTGTCAGTGTCCAGTTATCCGTCGCATTTACTTCAAAGGATGGGTTGTAAATTAAGTTGGACTTGTTTGGGTTGAGAAGGATGTCGACTGCACGAGCCTCATCGTAAGAGGCTGTAGCACCAATCTGGAATGCCACGCAGTCAACGTAATACGTTCCCGCTGCTGACCAAATGATTCCAACGCTTGCATAGGCAGCATCCACGTTGTTGGTAGATGGAACTGCAAAACCTGATTCAGTAGATAACGATGTGCCTGTGAAAGAGTTGGATACTGTAAAGGTTGTAGCCGTTATTCCTGTGATAGTTGCACTCGTCAAGTTAAAGCCAGCGGTTGTAAAGCCAGAGATAGTAACTACCTGTCCAGAGGTGAATGGGTGTGCTGATGCTGTGGTGTAAGTGATAGTTCCAGAAGTACCTACGGCACTAGCGACTGCTGCAGAGTAGTACTTGGGAGCAGTTACTGTGTAAGTAAGTTGTTTCCAAGTATTTGTGGCTGATGTGCCTGATGTAGGTGAGAGCGCAGAACCAATTTGAGTACCGTTTTTATCAAAGAACCGCACCTCTTGCTTAAGTGTTCCAGCACTTGCTGGAGAAATCATCTGAGATGACATTGTGTATTGCGTACCTGGTGTGACTGGGATGCCTCGTAATACAGGGATGTCTTTTCCTACAGCCATAGATCCAGCAGCAGAAGCAACAATCTTGCAGGAGTAGTTAAGGTCAATGTAATTTGAAGTAAGTTGAGGTACAGGGGCTTCGTCAAGGCTGGCTGAGATAGTTGCGTTAGTTGCTACCCACTTACCAGTGCTCTTATAAAACGTAGAGTCCTGTGGGCTTAAGAGCAGGTTAGAAGACACCGTGATCGTAGGCGCGTAGTTAGTAAGAGACTCAACGTATGTTAAGAACCCGTTTAAAGTTCCCTTGTGCGTGTACATGTACAGTGCTTCACGAACTAACTGCTTCTGGCTTTTGATTGCCATTCCAGGCTCTGGTGTTAGCCCATAATTTTGTGTCTCTAGAGGAAGAAGTGATAGAGGAGTGTTAACTCGTGTGTGATCTGGCAATAATAAATCTAAAAAGGTAAGAGATTCATCTAGCGTAAATCCAATGCCATCTACAAAGTAGTACAGGTCAGATGTATGGTTAGGTTCTCCTAGAGGACTTTGCTCTACGCTGGTGTACACCCGTGGCAAAGATTGAATGATGGAGTCGGTAGTTCCGTGCGCTGATGGAACAATGTCAGTGACCGCACCAGCAGGCACCCAAACTTTGTCCGATGTAAAAAGAAACATTGCGTAGTAGATAGGCTTTCCAGGAACAATAGAAATGCCCGCAGTATCTTCAATGCCACCGCCATCAGTAAAACTAATCTTGCTTACATTTGAAGAGTATTGTTCCCAAACAATGACGCCATCTTCTGAATTTTCAGGCAAACTATTTTGATTTCGTAATAGACGAATACCTGAGTATGTTCCAGATGGGGATTGCCAGTTAACTACAACTACAGTGGGGTAAACAACCGTAAGAGACATGGGTGATACGGAGTTAGGTATTTGGTTTGTTTGACCATAAATACTTTCTCCATATATTGCTACGCCATAGTTAGCCACAGGTCAGTCCTTATGCTCCAATAAGTAAAAGTGGATTGATGCTTGCTTCTGGGGTTGCCCATGAAGCAGATGTTCCATCTGTTGTTAAGTAATTGCCAGCCTGACCTGATTGGCTAGGCAAAGCGTTGATAGTAGACCAAGCGTAATCGTAATCTGTTCCTGAAGATTTGGTAAGGACTTGTCCAATAGTTCCTCCTGCTGGATTACCTGTCAGAAGGGCTTCGTTAATTCCGTATTCAATGTTGGCAAGACGAGCCTTAAGGGTAGACCAGTTAGTAGTGACCTTATCAAAGACACCCACCCAACCAGAGCCAGTTGTGATGTTAGTACCAAGGTTAGACTCAACCGCGCTGACTTCACTTTGAAGGTCGTTAACGTCTGCAGCCTGAACAGTGGTGATGAAGTTTAGTTTTGTGCTAAAGTCGTTCTTGACGTTACTTGGATAGTACGCAGTCATGAGTCTGCCTTTCTGCCTTTAGACTTGTATTTTCTCTGGTTTGCCCCCAATTTACTGCCTTAACTTGGGTCTATGTCTGGGGTTATCTCTAGAGTATGGACTCTTGTTTCAAGGTTTACCAATTTTTGCGCCATAGAAAGTAACGATGCAGTCAAATCCACCTCAGTAGTTCCGTCAGGATTTGTAACCGTTACAAGGTAACTTGAGATAGATGTCAATGAAACTGTATTGTCTAAAGGTTTAATAGATATCTTTTTATTTTTACCTTGGTTAGTTCCAAAAGTCCCCATCCAAATCGGGTACTCAGGGTCTCCTCCAATATACGAAACCCAAACACCCTGTCCAATAACAGGAACGGTAGGAGAGATACTGGCAGGATCAACTGGCCATGCCCAATCCGTTACCTC